AAACGGACAAACGCTCAATATTGCCACGGGATAGACCAACTAGATCACCGTAAAAAATATTAGTCGCATATCCGTAAGGAATCGCATATTCACGGGTAGAACCCGCAAATACTTGACCACCGATCAAATTGATCGGCTTTAGGCCGTAGGGGGCCGCAACAACAGGATAAGCCATATAAGACTCCTAAAATTAAAGTTTACTTGCCTTTGCCAAATGAGGAGGTTGATTTACGCTCATTAAACAATGGCATACGAGGATCATTCTGCCGCATTAGATTATTGTCCACGGCCTCAATCTGGCCCTCAGATTGTCTTGCGTAGTGCGAAGTTCGTTGCTCTACGAATTCAATTGGAGTTTTGCACAGCAATAATCCGCCAATCTCGATGTTGTCCTTGAAGCGACTTGTCGGATCAACTAACAGTTGAAATTTTGGTTGTTCTTCAATCTTGACTGGCTCCCAGCCTTCTCGGAGTTTGGCCGATAAGTTACGTGGGTCAGCGTTGTTCAAGGTCGAAGTACGAATCCATCTGTACGCGAAACCTGGCTGCTTGTCTGGCTCAGGTAAAAGTTCGGCGGGCGCCCACTGCTTAGGACGCTCATAAACTACACGCGTTTCTAATTCACGACTAGTTTTGTTTTCAGCCATTGTTGGCCTCCATTTTCATTTTCTCAAGGGCGTACTGCTGCGGCGTTAATCCTAACTTTTTGGCAATGCCAATTTCAGATTGTTTCAGCACGATCCGCTTGGAAGATGTGCTTCTGCTTGCCGGCGCTACTACCGTTGATGACCTATCTGTACGCTGTCTGTTTGTAGACTGCGTTTCATTCTTCTCTTCCGTAAAATACTCGGGAAACCGTAGACGCATTGTGTCGTCAACTTTTCGCCAGTATTCATCGGTCGATGGATAGCTGTCCCCATTCTGATTAACTAGCTTTTGGTGCAGACCAAGAGCTAAGCTAGTCATTTCCTCATCCTTGCCAAACCATGTGTTGCGCTCTTGCCACGCAACAGATTTGGAGTCAGGCTTAGGAGGCTGGACTTGAGGAACACTATTTACAGGAGTTTCTTCTTGTTGTAAAGAAGGAACATATTCTTTTGCTTTTTGCAACTTATAGTTAGCATCGGCAATCTTTTGTTGCGCCTTCAACAATAGGTCTGGATCGCCCATGTCATACGCACTTTTAAACTCGGTGTTTGCCGCCTCAAGCTCAAGTGCTGCCGCGCTCTTATAGGTATCTAAATAATTTCTCTCACCATGAGATAGTCTATTCTTAAGATGTTTATTTTCCTCCATTGCCCTTTGAGCAAAAGTAACCGCCTCTTGCTGCTCACGTACAGCGCGTTCTTTCTCGCGGCGCTCATCGTGCCAAACCTTTTTCATTTGTTTAAGTTTAATTTTGACGTTTTCGGAGTAATCTCCTAACTCGTCTTTATCCAACTCCTCAACCAAACTCTGAGGTAATGGCTCGCGGCCTCGATCTGCTTTGGGCGTGTCGTCTTCTATCTCAAAGTCAAAATCATCTTTATCTTCTTTAACTTTCTTTTCCTGCTTTTCATCAGGAAATTCAAACTCTTCATAACCATCTTTTTCACTCATTTGTGCCTCCTTAGGCTCTTGAAATACCGCGCGGGTCAGCTACTACTGCTTCAACCGTATCGTCATTAATTAGACGAAACTCGCGGCCATGAATCCTGAGCCGAGTGCCCGAGTTTGGCCGAGCAAGAATAAAATCACCCTCGTTGCACCACGGTCCCGTTGGGAACTTAGCGGCGTCCTTGTAGCAGTCCGGCCCCATCTTAATAACAAAAAAGACGGTAGCTAATGCTTCTTCAAAACGTCGAGTTTCATCAGCTTTGATGAGTCCACTCTCATACTTGTCTTCCGCTTCAGGGATTGTCACAAGGATGTGATAACCAGATGGCTCTGGAAGTTGTTTTGCTTTTTCTTCTGCTGTTTGTGGCAGCGTAGAAATTTCACCGCTTTCTGTAGCGATGGCTATTTCACTCATCTGATTGCTCCATAAGTTTTGCTAAGTCGAGGATGTAACCTTCAGTTGTAGAGAGTCCTCGTATCTCCCCGCAAAGTTTTTGATACTCCGCAAAATCTTTTGCCGCGCTTTGTGAGATGGCTATGATTAATTGGTCACGACGTTCCCGCACCTGCTTTAACAACACTTCTAAAACTTTGTCCATCACTCACCTCTTGTTGGTTTGGTCTGGTTTATTGCTGCTTGATCTTTGGCGATTTGAGTGCCAAGACGAACACCTTCTGCTTCCATCTTTGCATCGAGATCTGCTTTGTCTTTGGCCGATCTGGCGCCGACTTGCATACCTGCGATTGCCTTCTGAGTCTCAATTCTTTCGCGTTCAATATCCATCTGATCCGCTTTAGCCGAGGCATCCAGAATTACTTTGTTTTTCTTAATTTCTGTTTCTTGTTTTTTGATTTCTACTTCTTCCTTCTTCAGAGCCAACTCTTGTTGTTGCATCTTAACGATAGGATCTTCAGCTTGTTGTTGAGCTTGCTGTTGTGCAGCCTGCGCCTGATTTGCTTGCAACAGTTTTTGACCTGCCGCTGCCATCATGCGCGAGTATTCAACTTCAATTTCCTTAGACATTTCCTCATCCATACTCGGAAGCGGAATACCTAATTGCTCTTCAATCTTCTTGCGATATTCAAACGCTACATGCTCACTAATGTGTGCCTGCATAGCAGCTTGCATTGCCTGCGCTTGTGGGTTCTGGCCCATAATTGCAGCGATTTTTGGATCTTGCATTGCAGACTGATGTACTGAAATATGCGCCTCATGGTCCTGATAAATAAATGCTTTAACAGGCTTCATGTTCATTACTGCCATGTTCTCTGACACAGGGTCTTTAGGTTTAAAGTCCTCTGCGCTAGGGATAAGTTTGCCAATGTTTTTAATGCCAAGAACTTCTAACATCTGACGATTCAATTCAACCTGATCGTAGATTTGTGGGGCTTGTGCGGCCATCTGCATGACCGCTTGGTACTGCACAACTTTCTGCGCCATCGTTGACGCGTTCGGGTCACTTACAGGAAGAATATCTACCTGATCGTAATCCGATTTTTTAACAGAACGCTTACCATCTACCGGCTCATATGCGTAATCTGGTGGTGTACAGTCACGAATAATGTCGCGCAATAAACGGAACTCTTGCTTCATTGAGTAATGAATGCGGGCTTGTACCGCAGACATTACTTTAAGAGTGCGCTCTAAGATTGCCAACGTCGTACCAACTGGTGAGTTGGCCGACATATCAGCAACTTTCATATCAGCAGCAGAAGCAAAGCGACGGCCTTCTTCTACGATCTGATTCATTAAAGCCAGCAATACTTGGCTCGGCTCTTTATATGGCAGTGGCAAAATATTGTCGCGGATGGTTCCAGACGCCACATCAACGTCACGGAATTCACCGGGGCTAATAGGTGTGTCGTCACCCTTTACACGCATACCCTTTGTCTTCAATCCGCCTGGCAGATTAGACAACGTACCAGCATCAACTAATTGCCGAATGATTGACGTACCTGATTTAGCAAACGCGCCGATAAGGTGAATCAAACCAAAGCAATAGAAACCAAAGCCAGGCACATAACCATAGTGAACAAAGTGGCTGCGCTTCTGCTTTGTCTTATCTTCTGGCCGCCAGTTACGGCGAATAGCCAAGACTTCTTGCGACGACTTATCTATCGTCACAATGTATGGCAACGCTATACCAGTCTCTTCGCCATCGTCATCTTTATCTTCATAGCCATCAAGATCCAAGAACACCTGCATCTCAATAAGCTTGTAGCGATCATCGCTGGTTGCCCGAAAGCCCATCTTCTCAGCAATTTTCTTCTCTACATCGTCCAGCGTATCTACCGGCTCAGGCAATTCAATGTCCCGATAAAAGCCAGCAACTTGCAAACGACGTAAATCATTTTCGGTTTTGCGCATTACATGGGATACGCGGTCAGCCGTTTCTAAATTACTTGAGCCGTAAGGAACCACAACATCTTCCGCCGGCACAAATAAGGAAACCTGACGATCCAATGAAGGATCAAAGTACACTTTCTTAAACGCATTGCCAGACAGACCCAAGCCCCACAACATACGCTCATGCTCAGGACGATACTCAACCATCTTGTCCGTTAGCTGGAAATTCATGTCTTCCTGCACGCGAATCGCAGCTTCTTTTTTCTCTGGCGTTTCCTTGCCGATGATCTTTGTCTTTACTGGCCCAGAAGCCGGAAAGGTTTCCATGATTGTCTCAGCTTGGAACTTAACCAATGCCTCCGACAACAGTGGATGGTAAACACCGCACGCACCTTCCCACGGTTCGGCGCGCTCCTCAATCTTCATGCCCAGCAATTCCAAGCCGTCTACATAAGTCTGCATCCAATCTTTACGCGAACTAATGTCGTCGTCAAAATCAGACAGCAAATCACTAGCCAATGAAGACAACGTGCCGTCATCTATATACTCAGCAAGGTTCGCATCAAAATCATCTTCTGATTCTTCGTCAGGCTCGATCTCAATCTCCAGCCCATCTAATTTAAGCCGTACTGATTCTGGATCTTCAATCTCAATCTCAATATCCGGCTCACCTAATATAGCTTCTAAGCCAGTTGGCGCCTGTGAAAGCGACTTACCAATATTCGTTGCCATAGTTGTCCTTAGTAATACGACTTTTTACGACGGAAGCCAACTTCATCTTCCTGTTCATCTGAATCTAACCGCAGAAACCCGCCCTGCCTAAATCTAATCAGCGCCTGTGTAGCCGAGTCAGTTAAGTCATCATGCTCAGCATTCGGAAACCGCGCCATTTCCTCTATTAACTCATCGGCCCAGCGCGTATCCGGCGCCCAAACCTTACCAGATCGGAATAAGTCTGTAACCGAATTAATACGCACAAACTTATCGTTACCCCTGACCGGCGTATAGTCCGAAACCATCACCCCCATCGCCCGCAACTCATATATAAGAGGTGCGCCGGCAGCTTTGGCTTCGATAATACAAGCATCAGGCTCCCATTCATCATAAAACTGCTTGGCCGTATCCTTCAACTCTGGGAATTCCATCTTATTCTTGTAGGCGTCTAGCAGAATGATGTTCACATCATCCGCATTCTCGTTTAAATGGAACACACCCCATGTAGTACACGCAGAATAGTCGGCCCGTTGGCTCTTCGTGAACGCCGTATCCCAAGATTGGATAATAAACTCGCACCTCGGCGGCCTTTCTGGCTCCCAACGCCTCCACCAATCCCGTTTTACTATCGCGCCTTCCTCTCCGGTAGGCTTTTGCTGGTACTGTGCGTTCCATTTGTACGCCGGAAGCTCGTCTTTCAGGGCTTCTAGCTCTTCTATTGACCAAAACTCGGGCCATAAAGACTTACCAGACGGCATAATTGCCGGTAACTCAATCAATTCCCAGTCTGTATTGTCATTTTTTAACACTTTGCCGGTCAAATCTTTATCTGACCAGCGTGTCATCACAATAATAATCGCCCCGCCAGGCTGTAATCGCTGCCGAGGACCAGATGTATACCACTCATACACACTATCAAATACCGTAAGATCACCCTGGGCTAACCTAGCCTCTTGCTCTGAGTGCGGATCGTCAATAATAAGTAGATCGGCGCCCTTACCAGTAACAGTACCCCCCACCCCAATAGCAAAGTAATCCCCGCCATGATTAGTAGCCCAACGGCCAGCAGCCTTAGAATCAGCCCTAAGACTGACATTCGGAAAGATCTTCGCATATTGCTCACTATCCACTAAGTTCCTAACCTTCCGGCCAAACCCTACCGCTAACTCAGCCGTATTAGATGTCTGGATCACCTTCTTATTAGGGAAGTTTCCTAAGAACCACGCCGGCAGCATATTAGAAGCAAACTCAGACTTGGTATGACGCGGCGGCATATTAATTATCAGCCGCTTCAACGTCCCCGCAGCTATCTCCTCAAACTTCTTAGCCATAAGAGCATGATGCCTCCCATGTATAAACCCCGGCCACATCTCATGCACGAACGACATAAAAGACTTCTGCGCCCGCTCACGGACAACAGCATCCTTATATTGCGCCACCTGCTCAAACAGCTTCTCCTGCTCAGCAACCGGTAACTTATTTATCAATTCGCTTAAATCCACCAATCCCCCAAATACGACACAGTGTCGCTTTTGAATGTACTGCATTTTAACGCAGTTCTTTTTTACTAACTACTCCAGATTCCTAAACTTCAAATATACGGGCCTCACAGATCTCCCACTACCCTTCAACCTCTTCAGCGCGCCTAACCTCACTAACCTATCCAATATCTCCGACGTATTCCCCATCCCACTCTTCCCCCTAATCCTACATATGTCCCGTATAGACGGACCATATCCCTTCGCCTTCCACCACTCATCTATCAATAAAAATACTTCCCTCTGCACCAGCGTCATATCCATCCCCATACACTCATCAAACGTCTTATCCAACCGCTTCTGAGTCATCTCTCTATTTATTAATAGTGTTGTCATGTTGTCATGTCAACTGTAGGGAAACCTACAGTTGGGTTGTCAGCTTATTAACCCTTTTCGTTTTCTAAAAATATATCCCCCCCGGGGGTATCCGTTCTGAATGATGACGGGGGGTGTTCTGTGATGGGGTTATCACCATCCTGGGAATCCAAGAAAATAGGGGAGGGTTCGTGTGTAATAGTATGTGTATGCGGGGGGGAGTCCTCACCCTGGATTTGGGGGGTGGGGGTAGGGTGGGGTTCCTCTATCTCTTGCTGGATTTCTGCATCGGTCGGTCGGTCGTCGTCGTCACCGGCAAGCTCGGCAAGTAAGGCTGTCGCATCAACGTCAAGCGCATCGTCAAGGTTTAATGTGATGGTCTTTAGTTCGCCTAATATCTTATCTCTAATTGCTTTGCTGTCTTGAATATGAGTGATTGTCTTACGCTCTACGAAAGCGTCAACACCGACCACAGTGCCGAGAACCTTGGCCGCGCCGACCTTGGTGGATTCTTTTGCCGTAGGACTAAGCACTACTTGTACTAAGGATTGAATAACCAAGTTCCTCAAGCTTTCAGAGGAGCGGTATTTAGCCGCCTCATTCGCCAGTTGATACGCCTCGATTTCCCTCTGGATTCTCTCGTCAGCCTTAAGCTCGCTTGCCTTGTTCCCTTGATGCTTTGGTTTTGCCTTTGTATTGTAGGCCGCGCGGTAAGCACTTGCGCCTGTCTCACCCAGTGCGATACCTTCCGCAAATTTGCGCTGTTTAGCTGTTAGCTCGGATTTACCAATACGCAGCACAGAATGAATCCCCTCTTGGCTTATCTTCTCTTTGAGTATCTCTCTAGTAGCTTTGGTGACTTTCATGATGTACTGATCTCGCTGCGCTCGTGAACAATGCTGCCGAGCATACAGGAACAAACGCGGAAACTCAATAGCCAGCGCCTATTAATAACCTGGCGACGATAGCAGTGCTATCAAAACCTGGTTAATGATAGAAAAATACAATCACAAAACATATTGCAAAGCACTTGCAAATCTATTGACTGATGCAATATCTCTGTTAGTATTCAATCCATGCACCGCCCGATAAACACCACCAAAAGGATGCTATGAAAATCGAATTGCTAGTACAAGGAAAAAAATTTCCAATGATCTTAAAAGCTTTCCCTGTTTTAAAGGGCGAAGCATTTTTGAATGTAAACGCGCCAATTTTAACTTTTTCAGAATCGGCAAGACTTGATGCCCACCTAAACGATATTTGTAAATTTCACGACATATTCAGCGATGCCGTGACGTATTTTTACTTAGAAGGAAATGCAACCGATGGATATTTAGGGGAATATGAAAATGCAGTGGCTTATCAGATTTTACTTAATGACGCACCCGTAGATTATTCAACTCTAACCGCAGCAATCAAATAAAGGAGAATCAACAATGAACAATTACACAGAAAACGGTTTTGCCAATCGCCGCGATTATCTGGAATCACTCTGCCTAGAATACGACCGCGACACTGTTTATATGCTTGCCGGCTTGCTCGGAAGCTCTGAGGATTTTGACGGGCTAGTAACTAGCCTTGAAGATTACGCCGACGAATTTTGATGCACTGGCCGGCTTCGTGCCGGCTTACTCACCCAATGGAGAAAACATAATGCAGTATTCATTAGACCGCGAATCAACCGAATTTTTGGCTTTAATGCGCGAAAGAAATTTACTTTTAACCACTATTGCAGAAATTGAAGCCGCACTGAATAACCCGTCATATGGCGCGCTTTATTCGGATTTTGGTTGGATTGTAAACGGCTTATTAGCGCGAATTAATTGCACACTAGCCCGCTAACGTGCGGGCTTACTCTCACCCACTTGGAGAACACAAAATGCAATATTCACTAGATCGTGCAATTCATGACGCTAAATTTTCACCCGATGGTCAACCCGCATTGACCGACCATCAACAGGCTGAAATTTTGGCAATTATCGGCAAAGGCTGCCGCGCAGATACAAAAGATAGATTATCCCGCCGCTTGCGCTTGCCGCTTGCTCTGTTCCCCTCTTACGGCATTTTTTCCCGCTTGATTATTGCCGATGATAACGACCGCGCCCCTTACTACATTTGCGGCCAAAGCTGGACAGATGAAATGCAAACACTTCGTAAGCTTATTTTAAAGGGTTAATAAAATGAAAATCACTATCCGCATTGACAAAAATTACGGTATCGAGACCGCTTACCCCGCTTGCGCTCAGTCCCGCTTGTTGGCCGACCTAGCAGGAACCAAAACACTGACGCGCCGAGCACTGGATACCATTGCCGCGCTCGGCTATACCATCACGCTCGCACAGGAAACAAGCCGCACGTTTAAACACTTGGAGAACGCATCATGCTGAATGATTACTACACGCTGACGCTTGCCGCGCATTATCTGCCGGCACTTTTTAACGACGATTACACCGGCTTAGAGGATAGCGAAGCCGCCGACCTTGACGCATTTATGCGCGAGTATTGGAAACTGCCAAATGCCACGCTTGATTTTACGGATGCTCATTACGGCAGGCAGGAAACACAATTTGCCATTGATGAAGTCTCAGGCTTACTCGCCGACTGCTATATCTGCCGAGTTTATTTCACCAAGGAAACCGCCGACCATGATTAAACCGACCCACAACATCACGCCGGACTGCTATCTATCCACTAGCCGAGGCCTGTGGCGCATCATATGGAAAGAGCAGCCGCTTTGCGCCGACAAAGCCACAGCCGCCGAAGCACTGGCCGCAGCAAAGCAGCTAAAGGTTATCCCCGACCCCAATTATTTTTGGAACGGTGAACAAGGCCGGTTCGACCCGATACCAGGACCGCGCCAGGTTGACGAAGCCGCGTTTTTTACCCTCGAAATGCAGCCCGCGAACCCGCAAATAGACACTACACTACCGCTTTTTTGAGACGGAAAAATAAACCTTGACAATTGCGAGAGTCACGCTTCACAATACAACAGGTAGAAGCGTGACAACCTACCACTTACTAGGAGATCAGACGAATGAAAACAAAAGACTACACGCTTACTGGCGCAGAATTACAGATACTTGTTCATGCACTGGCCGATTATAAATATCACCTAAAGCCGACCGAAAGCATACTGGCCGATCCCGAAAGTAATAGATCGCGCTTGTATCTGTACAACACGACCGCAGCATTATTAGACCAAGTTAAAACCGACTTACGCTTGCTATAGGAGATCAGACGAATGAAACAAATTGCCGCTTACCCGAATGAGAACTACGGTATTGAATCCCGCGTGTATCAAACAGAGTCAGGCTTCAATGTTGCACTGTATGACACCGATGCCGATCAACGCGTCGCGCTGCTTATCCGCTTTCAGACGCTCGCGCAAGCAGTGGTGAAAGCAAAACACCTAGCCAACATTAACTAAGGAGAGAAATCATGGGATTAGATATGTACTTATCCGCTAAAAAATACTTGTGGAAATCAGATGTTATAGACACAAAAATAAGTAGGCAAATTTCAGACGAATTAAATTTGCCGCGCAGAGTAAAAGAAATTTCAGTGGAAGCAATGTACTGGCGCAAAGCAAACCAGATACATGATTGGTTTGTGGAAAATGTGCAGGACGGTATAGACGAATGTAAGCCGCACCATGTTAGCCGAGAAGATTTGGAAAGCCTGTTAAAAGACTGCCGCGCCGCGCTATACCATAAAGACAGCAACATACTACCGCCGTCAGAAGGATTCTTTTTTGGCAGTACGGAAATTGATGCGGATTACTGGAATGACATAGAACGCACCGCAAATGAAATAGAAGCTGTACTTACGGAACTAGATGACACATGGGAATTTGAGTATTGCTCAAGCTGGTAACTAACAGGAGATCAGACGAATGAATTACGCAGAAGAATTCCCCGACTTCACGCTTGACGTTGAGATACCCGCAGGGTTTATTGATAACTCTTGGCACAACAATGCAATGCCTTGTTGGGTGAAAGAGCTACCCGATAAACATATGCTAGTGCTGTGGATTGATTACGCCGATCAGGCGAGCAGAGATTTTGCTAATAGAGTCCGCTTTGCTGTGCATATGACGGACATAGATATGACCGATGTATACGAAAGTTTTGAAACAGACGATTATGCCGCTGCACTGGCATGGATTGATCTTAAAACAGGAGACTAGACCAATGAAAACAAAAGCAGAAATTAAAAACCGCGCTCGCGCAATTGCTGTGATGCACTTTTATGCCGACTTTGATGACCGTACTTTATGGGAACCGTTTGAAAACCATCCTAAAAAATGGGTTGATAAGGAGATTAAAGATATGACAGAAATGCTAACGTACCAGATGATTTGGGCGCAACAAGGAGAAACAGCATGAAATTAGAAGCCACGCAAATTGCGACAAAAGAAAACGGCTATGGATATAGTGATTACGAAATGACGGTACTACATACGCCGGATTTAATCATAGAGATGGTGCTAACAATTCCATACGACGAGCAAGAAAAACCATATCTGCGCCTGATTTTAGGCAATATAGACGAACGATTTGATATGGATACGCCGACAATTCCGTTAACTCTCAAGCAAGCAAATAGCATTTTGATTGAACAAGGAGAGACAGCATGAAAACAAGTGAGTTAATAGGTGCAGCACTTGATTGGGCAGTAGCAAAGTGTGAGTTACAAAACGGAGCCGACTACACGTTAGAGGTATTAGATTTTGACGGTACGCTTCGCGTCAACTTCGGGGGGATGTATCCAGAGTGGTCTACAGATTGGGCAGAAGCCGGTGCGATCATTGCGCGGGAGAAGATCAGCTTATGGTCAAGGGGTAAAGAGTGGGCAGCGGAATCGTTCACGTTTAACGAACAAGGTCACGAAGAAACAGGTAAGACGCCATTAGTCGCAGCAATGCGCTGCTATGTAGCGTCGAAGATGGGTGACGATGTAGAAGTACCAGAAGAATTACAAGGAGAGACAGCATGACCAATTTTAATACCGCACTGACGGGCGAACTGGCAAAGATGAAATCACTCGGCATTTGGATACCGCCGGCAGTTATGCAGACTGCCGAGACATTGTGCGAGTCACGCTTTGGCAGCTTGAGCGTATCTCAAATTGCCGATTTGCTTATGACCACGCGGGGCAAGATATGACCAAAACGCAAATGATTTTGATGGAGATCATCACGCTTGATGGCGCGGAATGGGGAGATATAGTCACGCACTTTCGAGATCGTAAAATCAAGATTACAAACTGGCATAAGGTGCGCGCTGAGTTGCAACAACTGATTGAGTCAGGCTTAGTCTACAAAATAATGCAACATAAATCAGAAATCTATGTGAGGACAACATGAGCCACGTATATAGCAAGTCAGAAGCCGCCATCGAAACGATGGTAGAAATTCTGGAAAAGTTTTGTAACGATAATAATCTGCCGCATCAAGACGCCAACGAATTGATAATAAGTAAACAACTTACTGATTTTCAATTCGGGTTTTTGATAGCATACTGCCGCATATGGGATGCAATGGATTTATAGGAGATCAGACGAATGGAATATACCGACCTGAAAATGTATTCAATCCATTTGATTGAAGATGACAATGGAAATGTTCGCGTATTTTCCGACTGGACTGGCGCCGGCTTCAGAGTATTGTCATTAGGGAATGAGATTATGGAAAGTTTGCATGAGATTCAGCCGCATACAAACGATGAATTAACCATAGCACTATCCATGCTCTCTAACCTTGAGCATTAACTGGGTCAGGCTTTGTGAGAATTGAAACAGGCCGACCCGTAGCATATAGTCATTTGCATCCTCGCCGACCGAATCACTCATCCACGCCGGCCAGCCTATATCTGCCGCCGCCTGCTGACCAGTACCGCTGTGATCGTTATCCGCCACCACCAATCCAGATTTTAGCTCTAGTCCTATTTTTTTCATATTGCCCGCAGAGAAGCAAACATGAATCGTGTACCGCCGTTTAACTTGAGTCATGACAGACCGAACGCTGAGTGCCGTAGCGTATCCCTCGCACAAAATGTTCATGCCGCCATTGTCGAATACGAACGACGCACCAGCACTACGCTGCCCGTACAGGAACCGCTTGCCACCGTCCTCGTCGATCTGTTGCACGCCTACAATACTACCGCCCACCCGCATCGGGATCAGAAGAACCGGCTTCCCGTCCTTGTGATAAACATTACCCTGCTCTTTCTCGAATCCCTTTGCGCGCAGGTAGGCATGGCTACTGTAACCAGATTGATTCAGCATAGTCACCGCCTTCCTGGCCGCTTCGCTTTGCTTGCGCCGAGTCTCCTGCTCCTGCTCTTGCTGTTGCCGGCGCATATCCGGCATTGATGGCAAGTTAGCGCGCTCGCTTGCGTCAGGCTTCCATATGGACACCACTGTATCCATCGCGTGATTCTGTACGAACCCTACAGTGCCTAGAAACTTGACCGCACCATTGCGCGAACGCGGGTGATCGTCAGTCGGATACCGTTTCCAGACACCGATGGGCGGATAGTCATGAATGATGATGCCAAATGATCTGGCGAAGTCTAGGAAATCCATTATCAATCACCGCAAAAACAAGAAATTGTTTCATCGGAAAACATATCTGCCTGACTCGCTGTGAATTTTGCCATTTGAGAATAGCTCGGCCTATCTGACCGCCAGGTTCCGCCTATATCTGATTCCATTTTTGCCCACCAAATAGCGCGACTAGGATTATCTGCAATCAAGCTAACAATTTGTGACCCGCCCTTCAAAAAACATAGATCACAATTGCCTAATGGTGTAACGCCATTATTAAATTTAAGGCCGAGATCAAATGACTGTTGCTTCCAAAAGAATTGAATATCTGCTTGTGTAACATTAGCCGCCATCAATGGAGTTAACTTATCCTTCATCTTTGCTGCTCTTCTGGACTCATCCGCCCTAATACCAACAGCCGTAGCAAAGTCCGGCTTACCCATAAATTTAAAATACCGCTCAATCGTTAGTATTTTTAATTCGCCAGTACAGAATCTTGCGACAGGGTTAGGCAGATATTTTCTTTTTTTGATTAGCTTTTCAAAAGGCTCCCCGTTCCTTGATGCCGTATCAAAATTAACCACTCTAAACTTAACTTCTGAATCGTCAAACTCCAACCAAACTATATTCACATTCCAATTTTGCTCGCAGTCTTTTACAAATTGCAGTGTGTCCTCTTGTTCTTTACCTGTGTTTGCAAAGCATACAACCGCATCGCTTGGAAGCCCATTGTTCGCCTCTAAATATTTCCATAGCATATAGCCAGACGTTCTACCGCCAGAAAAACTTATGCAAGTCGGCTCATTAATCAAAAATGGATTCATCATCTTTTCCCCACAGATTTTAAAAACTGATACATCTTCTTATCAACGAATCTCTTGATCTCAGTTGACGGCATAACCGGCGCATTCTCAATCAACCCTTTCGGCCAGACGCCAAATTTATCCCGATAGGTATGCGACGCACGACCACGCGACCACCCTTGATAACGGATATACCACTGCATAGCCGACCAGAAATCCTGCTTACTCTCCCGCGATACCGCGCCAGTGGCAAGCTCTTCCATCCTGCCATCTACTGTAACGACTGAGTTCCGACGCTCGCGCACGTACCCACAGTTGTGGCAAACGTCAGACCCTACTGGCCATAAGACCGAGCAACGCTGACACTTGCTGGCTTCCTTCTCTTTGAGAGTCGGTTCCTTCTTTGCCTTCTCTTTACCGTCATCTAGCTCGCTGACGCCGGCTTCAAATACTTCATCCCAATCCTCACGAAACCGTAGATAATTGCCACTGTGATCCAACCATACGGCGAATTTTTTTTCATCATCTAGCGGGTTGCCGCGCATGACCCTGCCCATCTGCTGTATGTGCGACGACAGAGACTTGGAGAATGGCCGCGCACTGACGCCGATCATAACGTCCGGCACATCAAAACCCTTAGTCAGAATGTCAGTTGCAATCAGACCATGTATCTTTGTATCCGGCTTTGAGAAGTCTGCGATCACCTGCTTTTTAAACTCATCGTCATCCTTGTAGCTAATGCAGATAAAGTTGAAGCCGCGCTCTTGGAACTTGCGGGAGAGATCCACGCCATGACTGACGCCGGCACAGAAAACGATAGTCTTGCGCGGTCTACCAAATATTTCCTCAGTCTTTTTAATCCACTCGGCCACAACATCGCCAGTGATCTTGATGCCGCGCTCAGAAGTTTCTGCTTGCGACCATTCGCCTGCTACTTTCTTTGCGCCTTCCATATCTATTTCTTTGGCCAAGAAAACCCGCAGCGGAACCAATACATTGTCATCCACTAATTGCTTGGTCGTTACCGGACTGATGACGTTATCGTATATCTTTCCAAGCCCCTTTGTGAACGGCGTAGCCGTCAATCCAATCACGCGAACATCAGGATTATTCTTGATGAACTCTACTGTTTGATCGCGGGTTGCGTGGCACTCATCTACGATCAGAAGATTCAACCCTGGAAACGAACCGCGCCGCTCAAGTGTCTGCGCTGAACAGACCTGAATGTTTTCATGCGGACGATACCGCCAATGGCCTGACTGCAACACGCCATGCTCAATCGAATACTTCTCTAGCCGCTTGCTTGTCTGATCGCATAACACGATACGATCCAGAAGCATTGCAGCCTTGTTGCCTTTATCTTTTGTGGCCTTCATTAGTGCTATGGCCATCTCTGTCTTGCCGCTGCCCGTCGGGGCGACTAACACTTGTGCTCGCTTACCTTGAGCAAAACCTAAACGCAATTGCTCAAGCGCCTCTTCCTGATATGGACGAAGTTGTAGTGACATCTCTGCCTTTCATGCCGGCACACATGCCCGCCGGCCTGGGCGTTTAAGTTACGTTGCTTTTAGTTTCTTCACGAGAGAATTGCACTGGCGCATTAGCTGTGCATTCTCCCGTTGGAGAGAGTCACGAGAATCTGTGACTGCTCTTAATTCTATCTCTAACAGCCTGATCTGTGCGCGTAAATCTTTGATTGTTGACTCGGCCATAGCCTTATCAAGATCGTCAGCATCCATCGCTGCAATGGCCAGCTTGTCAGCCAAATCTTCGTTGTCCTGTCTCAACATATCAATCGCTGCTTTTAACTTCTCAGATTCAATTTCCTTGGCTTCCTTCTCAAAATCCTCCTCAACTGTAGGTTTCCCTACAGTTGGCTTATCGCCGCCCTTCTTTACTCCTGTAGGTGTTTTCATTACACGAACTTCGCCATCTTTAATGTACTTTGTGGCGCCCTTCTCAATGCCGGACTCTTCCCGCACCTTCTGCACCAAATCAACGCTGCAATGGCAGGCAGTTGCGATAGCTTTGTTATTCCAATCGCGCCACTCTGCATCAGCCAACATAATCATGATGGCCTTGCGCTTATCCGCTGCTGTGCGACGTAGTCCATGCTCATCATTGGCGCCGAGCGAATACAGAATCGCATCACGGAGCGTGCCGTTAATAACAGACGCCTCGATACCTGGCGAGCCGACCTTCTGCGTAGCAAAGTATCTGTGAAAGCCATCGGCCAAATAGTAATCAACACCATCGAAAAAGACCGTGACTGCCGGAAAGATCGAGCCAGTACGCATCGACTCCGCATAGTCTGCAACCGTATCCTGATTGATCGTAGCACGCGCCTGAGTGCCACAATCAATTCTAATTTTCTCTAAATTTAAGTGCATTTAATTCTCCTCGCGGGTAAAAAAATATACCACCGCAGTAGTCACTAACAAGAGCATACCGATACCCACCAGTACGCCACCCATAAACGTAAGCATTGCGAATATTTCCATATCAATCCTTCCAATAATATGTAACAGGTAAGATGATACAGGAACAACGTGCTGCATTGCTATTGAAAAAAACTATGAATTATCTCTAAGCGATAGCTTTACAATTATTGTTTATTGTAAAGCTCGATAGTCAGCGCCATCAGATCCCACTCCGTCATTTTGTAACGGGTATAGAACCCTCGGCTACCAAGCCCGTGGTATCCAGACTTGCCAACGTGATGCTCTGGGCATAGCGGAATAACCAGCCAATCCGACGCCTTCTGAGCGCCGCCTGCTGCGTCCCGTGGATGGTGCAAGACTGCCGGCGTGTACCCATGCCCTTGC